ACGCCGTCCGCATCCCGAAGTCCGAAGAGCAGAAGTCGAGCATCGACCTATTCGGCCAGGCGCGTCCGCTGCTCGAAGACTGGGGCAAGGAGCTCCAGCGCAACGAGATCGTGGACACGTTCAACACAATCCCGATCCAGAACACACAGCCCGCCGGTCTCGGCTCTGCCGGCGGCCAGCGCGTCAACGGCGCGTTTTTCGACGCGGCAACCCCAGCACAACGCAACACATTCACCACCGACAACTCCGATCGCGTCCTGTTTGGTGGCAGCCAAGGCAACCTGTCGCCCGGCAACTGGGCAACCTCGGCCGCTAATGTCACGTCCGGCATGACCTTCAGCGCCGCCGCGGCAAATAAGATGAAGCGGCTGGCCAAAAAAGCCAACCCGAGGATCAGACCCTACAAGCTGAAAAACGGCCGGGAATATTTCGTGGTCTTCGTGGGGTCGAATTGCTTCCGCGACATCCAGCTCGACACCACGATCATCAACGCCAATACCCAGGCGCGTCCGCGTGAAGGCGACGGGCTCGACAAGAACCCGCTCTTCCAAGACGGCGACCTGCTCTACAACGGCATGATCTTCCGCGAGATCCCGGAGCTGGATATCCGGCTGCCCACGACCTACACCACCGCAGGCGCCGGCGGCATCCAGATCGCGCCCGTGTTCATGTGCGGACAATCCGCCATGGCCTGGGCATGGGGCAGAATGCCTCGCCCGACGTTCTTGAAAGAGGACGACTACCAGTTCTTCCGCGGCGTCGGCGTCGAAATGGCCTATGGCCTCAAGACCATCGCCAAGGCGAACCCGGCCGGAAACTACAAGAGCTGGGGCATCTTCTACGGGTATTTCGCCTCGGCGAATGACACATAAGAGCCGCGGCTGCCCTCGCGGTTCTATCGGCCCGGCGCTGCTGCTCGTCAGGAGGCGGCAGCGTCGGTTCCGTCCCTCAACCCAACTTGAAAGGCAATCCCATGAAGAATCTCATCTCGCGGGTGAGCGGCGGATTTCTTGCCGGCCTCGCGCTTGCTCTGTTCGTCGTTGGCTCCGGGTTCTATGTCGCGGCTCAACCCGTGTTCTCGCCGCGTATATTCCCGACCCAGCAAGTCCACTACATGCGGTTCCCGGTCAATTTCAATTCCTGCCCACTCCCTGCCGCGGCCGGCAACTGTTCCTATAAAGTCGGCGCCGTTCCATACAATTCATGGATCCTGCGCGGCGTCCTCGAGGTATTCACCTCGTTCAACTCCACCACCACCGACACCGTTGCATTGAGCACGGCTTCCGGCACGGGTGCATTGCTGGTGGCGGGAACTTCGACGCACGGCGCCGCCGGTGTCACGCAATTGACCATCGTCACGGCGACCGGCCTCGGTGTGCAATCGACCGGCAACAACATCGCCCAGACCGGGAGCAATGGCGGCTTCGATATCTGGGCAAATATCGCGTATACAGGCGCCACGGCCGCAACGGCTGGAGCCGCCGCCATCGTGCTGGAATACGCCGCTCCCAATGACGGACTATGCGGGCCGGTCGCACTCGGCGCCACCGCTCCCGGATGCTGAGGGCAACGGGGCGGGGTCTCCCGCCCCTTCCTCATGAAAGGATAGATCCATGAGCCTAGCCAATAACGCTGTGCTGAACAGCCTTTCGCTCGCCGGTACGGTGATCGATGATAACCAGACCGCCGGCGGCGCCAGCGGCGCGACCGTCCAAGCCGGCGCCACATCAATACTCGGAGAAGGCATTCGCGTGCTGCGCGGCGGCGCCGGCACCAGCGTCATCCTCAAGAGCGTCCTCTCGGGTGATGCCGGACCCATGGTGTGGGTCATCAATGACGGCCCCAACTCGATCAATGCCTTCCCGGCCGCAGGCGAGTTCAACAACGGCGTCGTCAATCAGGTGCTCGCCGTTCCGGCCGGTCAATCCGCCATTTTCGTGCGCGTCCCCAACAATCTCGCCGGGAGCAGCAGCGGATGGCGTAGTTCGGTGGTTCCTTAGCGATAGAGGTGAGAAATGAACAGCACCGCAGAACTGACCCGTGCCAAGAGCGAGCCGAAGGCTGAACTCAAGGTCACGTTCCATCCCGGCCCCGAGGACAAGTCGCAGGCGACCGTGAACGGGGTTCTTTTTGTCGCCAACAAGCCTGTCGTGATGTCACGAAAAAACAAGCGGCATTACTTCGAGGACGATATGCCCCAACACCATGTCGCGGCCGACGGAACCCATACCACGCGCACCGTGAGGACACTCACCTTCATGCCGGATCGGCTGAAGGACAATCCGTTCTTCGAGGTCGAGGGCTTCCCGCGGTTCGTCAAACCGATCGCGCACGGCCGCAAGCCGCAAACCGCGGAAGAATACCGCTCCTGGGCGCAAGCCTGGTTCGCGGCGGCGGGCACCGATGGCAGCGACGAGCAGACCCCGCGGGAAATGGTCTATCGCTGGGACGTCGAGAAATCGATGCGCGAGCTGATCGGCGTCGCCGAGGAGGATATTGCGATGCTGCGTCCGTTCTTCGACATGAAGGTCGAGCAGATGAACAGCAACCTCGGCATCAAGCACGCCAGCAATGACGGCGGGGATATGTAATGGCTCCCTACGCCGGCCAGTACCGCACAGTCAACGACCTGATTGACGAGACGCTGGCGAAACTGGGCGTGAAGTCGGCCGGGCAGCCTACCGATCCAGAGGACTACAACTACGTCTTCTCGGCCTATGACGCCATCTTGCGCAAGCTTGCCGGATTGGAGATCATTACGCTGTCGAGCTACGATACGAGTTCCGTTCCCGGCGCGTGGTTCCTCGATCTCGCCTCCATCATCGCCGGCGAGGTATGCCAGAAGTTCAGCTACACCGGGCAGGACCGCACCGACATGATGAATGCGGGGCTCGGCGACGGCGTGACAACGCCGATCGGAGGAGGAGCCGCGGCACTCTCGCTCAAGCAGATCACGCGATTGAAGCCGACGTTAGAACCGCTCAAGGTTACTTATTTCTGATGCCGAACACTCCCTATATCCCGATCCCATGGCCGTTGAGCTCGTTCCCCGGATCAAATCTGCATCCCGGCGACAACACGCAGGAATCGGCCGGGAGGATCATCAATCGATACGCAGAAGCCTTGGGCGAGGCGCAGCATCCTACCGGACCATCACCGCAAGTCTGGCGACGATCGCCTGGGCTGACACGCCACGCCGTCACGTCCCAGACCGGCTATCGCGGCGGCTTGATCGTCAATAATCTGTCCTATGAGGTGTGGAACAACAACCTTTCGACGGTCGACGCGGGCGGCGGCGTGACCTCGCTCGGCAGCATACCGGGGACGGCTCCGATCAGCATCGCGCGCGATCTGGCCGTCACCGTCGATGTCGTGATCGTCAGTCCGGGGGATGGGGCGTTCACGTCGACCGGTGGGGCGGCGCCCGTCTCCTACAACGGCGGCGGCGTGCTGCCGCAGCCTAACAGCGTGGCGTTCCAGGATGGCGTCTTTCACTTCACGATCGCGGATGGCCGCGTCTTTGCTTCGGGGATCAATGCATTGACGCAGAACGCGCTCACGTTCGTCAAGCTGCAGTCGAAGTCGGATGTCGTACTGCTCCGCGGCATTGCCTTCAACGGCATGATGTACTTTTTCACCACGGGCGGCTGCGAGGTCTGGCAGGACACGGCAGCCCCGACACCAGCCTATCCCTATACAAAATTCATGACGCTGGCCTATGGGCTGGTGCAGCAGAGCGCAATCGCGGGATGGGAAACCGGCTTCGACGATCTGATCTGGGTGGCGCAAGACTTCAACGTCTATCGCCTGCCGTACAACACGCTGCAGCCGGGTCCGGCGATCTCGCCGCCGGCGCTCAACACGCTGATCGAGTTCGCGGTCAAGGCCGGCGATACGATCAAGGCCGGCGTCCACATCTCGGCGGGTCGTAAATTCTGGACGCTCACGTCCTCGACCTGGACCTGGCAGTTCAACCTCTCGACGCAGAAGTGGAACGAGCGGCAGAGCCTCAACGCTACTACTGGGCTCTATGGCCCGTGGCGCGGCGTCGGCGGCCACAACGCCTTCGGCAAATGGCTGATGGGCGATACGCAATCAGGAAACCTGCTGTTTACCGATAGTCAGAACTTCACCGAGGATGGGGCACCGCTGCGCTCGCGGATCGAGAGCGGGCCAGTGAGCGCATTCCCCGGCCAGACCAGGATCGCGCGCGCGGATTTCAATTTCGTGTTTGGGGTGGGCGAAAACGTCGCCAACTTCATCACCAATATCGTGGGAACGGCGGCCTCGCCTTCGCATCTGATCCGGCTGGAGGTCATCTCGACAGCGGGGATGACAAACAACGATCAGGTCAATGTCGCCGGCGTCCATGGCACGACCGAAGCCAATGGCACATGGGTGGCAACCATCGTCGATCCGACCCACATCGATCTGCAGGGCTCGCTGTGGGCCAATGCCTGGACCTTTGGCGGGACGGTTACCGATGTCACGGCGCCGCATAACATGGTCGCCCCGGTGTGCGCCATATCGTGCTCGAAGGACGGCGGCATCACCTGGGACTATCCCGCAATTCGGCAGATCGGGACGCAGCAGCACGTCAAGGGCGTGCGCGCCTCGGTGAAGTCGCGCGGCATGTCCGGGATACAAGGCGTGCGCTGGCGGATCGACTGCAGCGATCCCGTCTACGACGGATTTCTCGGCGGCACGATGTCCACCAACCCACTGGAGCCGCCACCAGCATCATGACAGCAGCACTAAAGCCACTGACGCCAGCCGGTCAGCCGGTCATAATGACCGGTGGCGTCCCTAATGGCATTCCCACCGTTGAATTCGGGCAGTGGCTCGATTTCATCAACAAGAACGTGAGTGCGCCCAATGCATCTTTTATCAATGTCAAGGATGCGCCTTATGGCGCCGCTGGTGACGGCGCTACCGACGATACGGCGGCAATCCAGGCCGCCATCAATGCAGCGCAGGCCGCTGGAGGCGGTATCGTTTTCTTCCCTGCCGGAACGTATAAAATTACCACGGCATTGTCTGTAACTGGTCTCGTTAGTTTTCTAGGAACCGGTTATCTTACGTCTATTCTGAGTCCGGCAGTTGGGATAAATTGTCTCAACATTTCAATTCCTCAAAACACCGGCGTTTTCTGTAGGGATTTCGGGATACGTTATCCTTCCGCCGCCACGACTGGGACATTTGGAATTTCATTGTCGTGCTCGACCGGAGCGTCTTTTACCGCTTCATGTTTGTTTGATAATTTGGCGATCATATCGGCGGATATTTGCCTGTCAGTAGTCAACAGTCAACTATATACAATTCGAGCTTGTTCTTTTCAACAATATTCCAGTGCCGGAATTATCGCGCAAAACCCGGTTGCCCCCGATGGGGGAGATTTCAGCATAGATGATAATGTGTTTTCAACATCTTCGGTAACTGCTTCTTTTGCTATCATATTGAGGGGCGTTGGAGGTGCGCGTATTATCAACAACAAGATATTTGCTTCGAACGGCGGCATCATACTTCAACAGCCAAATGCAACAAATTCCAGCCTCCTGATGATAACCGGAAACAGCATTGAAGCCATGGCCGGAGCGAATCCGTATGGCATCGTTATGCAGAGGCTCGGCACCACAGGTCAGTTCGTGAATGTCACGATAATCGGCAATGAATTTGGAATCACCTCTGGGCTTAGTTCCTGCAGAGCGGTCTATATACCAAGTGACGCAAACGGCTTGTGGGTTTCATGCTTGAACATATCAAACAACCTTATGACCTGCAGCATGAACTCGGGAAGTTTCAATGCGATGGATATCGACAGTACGAGTACATTCAGCATCACCGGGAATGTAGGATTTTTTAGCGGGACGGCGCTTGCCAGCATGACAATGGTCGTTGCGCGAGCCGCGGCCGATAGGGCTGTCGTGGGGCCAAATATTCACAGTGCAGGAAGTGGTGCAAGCACCATTAGTAGCACGAACACCACGACGATTACTCCAACGTAACTGCCATATGAGGAGTACGTGTCATCGGCCTCTTCGACTACTTTAGCGGGCAAGACGCGCAGAACGCTGCGGATGCGCAGAAAGCCGGCATTCAGCAGGGCTACGCCAATCTAACGCCGTTTTTCAGCCAGGGCCGCGATGCGCTCACGGGCGCGCTCGGCACCGGCACCGGCGCGCTGAATACCGCGCTGGGCAACGCGACGAATGCTTATGGTTCAGGCCTGACCGGCGCGACCGGCGCCTATGGACAGGCGCTCGGCGCCGGTACCGGCGCGCTGGGGGGAGCGCTCGCCGGATCAGTGGGAGCATACCAGCCCAACCTACAGACTGGT